TAAAAAACCAACACAAGAATTATTTAACGAAATTTTTAGAGTAAGCAAAAATCAAATTATCTGGGGTGCAAATAATTTTACACTTCCTGAAAGTGAATACTTTTTAATTTGGAATAAATGTCAAACGGTTGATAATTTTGCAAGTGCAGAACTTGCTTATACAAATATGCAAATTCCTGCGAAAGTTTTTACTTATACAATACACAAGGTAATGCAAGAAAGAAAACAACAAGGTGGTAAGGAACACCCAACGCAAAAACCTGTGGCTTTAATGGAATGGTGTATAAAATTAGCTGATAAGTTTATAGACGAAAATGCTATTATCTTAGATTGTTTTAGCGGCAGCGGCACAACGGCAGTTGCTTGTCATAACTTGAAAAGACGGTTTATTTGCATAGAAAAAGACAAAGATTATTTTGATGCAAGCGTAAAACGGTTAAAAAATGCACAGGCACAGTTGAGCTTATTTTAATTGTTCAGTTGCCGAGGATTGCTCGGTAGTTGAAATTTTTGGAATAATTAAAACATATCCAACCAAACAAATTAAAACTAACAAAAGTACAAAAATGATTATATTTTTCCAAAAATGAACTTTTTGAGATTTTTCTAAACGAGCCTGAACTGTTTTAATCTCTGCACTTAGTTTTAAATTCTCCTCTTGAACTTCGCTTTTACTGTCTGTAAGCAGTTTTGTGGTATATCCAAAATTGTTTAAAGCTGTTTGATGTATGCGTTCAATTGTTTCCAATGATTTATTAAAAAGTTCAAATGCTTCCGAATTAAAACTTTTTGAAACATTTTTGTAATTTTTCGTAATATTATCATCTGAATTTTTTAAAACTTCTTCGGAATTGTTTGAATTTTCTACAACTGTTTCAACTTTTTCAAAATTGTTTGAATTTTTAAGCCTGTTCATATCATCGGCTGATAATACTACCTTTTGACCGTCAACACGTTCAACAGTTTCAAATTTTCCTGAACTAATCCAATAGTAAACTTTTGATTTCTTCCAACCCAAAGCCTGCATTAACTCGACAGGCGACAGTTCAAATTTTTCCATACCTTAATCCTTAAAACTTTTTAAAACTTTCTTAAAATATCCAATCTCTTGACAGAAAATATATCATGCCTTTATCATGAAGTCAATGACTTAAAAATGTCATGCAAAAATTGAATATAAAAAAAGACCTTTGAGAAAATCCCAAAAGCCTTAATTAAAAACTCGTAATTTGATTATTGCAGATTTCTCTCATTAGGTCAAGCGTGGCATACAATTTTGAGAGGGGATTTGTGTATGGAAAATGCAAAAGAAGTTGAAAAGCATGTCAAAGATGGGTTTTCCCAGTTTGAACTTTCTAAAAATGTACTTCACAATTTGAAACATTTTGACTTAACACCGACCGGCAAACTTGTTTTATTAGTCTTAGTCGATTGCTACAATCCCGAACATAATGCCGTTGTATTTCCGTCAATGGAGTTTATAGCGGATATGGCAGGGATAGGATTAACGGCAACAAAGCAAGCAATTAGGGATTTAATTTTAATCGGTTGCATAATCAAATCTAAGCGGTCAAAAATAAAGGGAAACTATAACAAGTACCTTTTGACTAAAAAAATTCAATACAGAGCATCAGAACAACCTCAGAATGAATTTTTATCTCAAGGTCAGAAGTCGGATAACGACCTTTTAAAAAGTTCAGAAATCGACCGTTTTAAACAGTCGGATTCCGACCGTTTCCATGAAGAACAGAAAAAAGAACAGAAAAACAACAACGTAGTTGAGTTTAAAAATTTTTCAGAAAAAGAAATTAAAACAGATGCGCAGATTTTAATTGAGTATGCTAAAAATAACGGGGCAACGAACATACAGGCTTATGTCAATGCTTTACGCATTAAAGGGGTTGCGGCTAACATTATCAGACAATATCGAGAAAAAGAGGGGGTTCAAAAATATTGGGATAAACAAGCCGCATCAACCTCTGAATTAATCAAGAAATACAACAACTTTAAAGGTGACCCCCCAACGGAGAGCTTTAAGGCACTAAAAGAAAAATTAAAGTTTTTGTAGTAAAATAAAATTTTTCTGTGGGATTAAAAGATTTTATCCGCGTATAATTTTTTGATAAAATCTTCCCACTTTTCATAAAATTAATGTAATTTCACATTACAAAAATAGACTAGATTTTTATATGAAAAACTGCCATATATAAAAATATGGCTGCTCAATTATCTTTTTTAAATCAAATTGATTACAATTTACCGGATGAAATTACCGGTAAAAAGTCTAATAAACTCAGATTGAAAAGAGTGCATTTTAAAATTCCGACTTATATTAAAAAATATTCATTTACAAGTATAAACCCATTCACCGGGGAAATTCAATTTTTAGGCGATGAAAAACACATATTCAGGATCAGAATACTCCAGCATTTATACTCAATTATTTATGGCTACTGCAACATAAATTTATTTGATAATTTTGAGAAAAAAGAAATTGATGGGCTTACCGTTTGGGGGGAAGATAAGCAAGCGGAAATTACAAATAGCTGGGATTTGCCGCTTGGGGATAGAGTTAGAATACACATAAAGCTGTTGCGTTATCTGCGTAACGGCTTTTCTGTTCAGGACGCTATGCAAAATATAATTTAGCATAGACGGGCAAACAATTCAGGAAAGATTAAAGGAATTAGCAAATGAGCGAATTAAATGAAATGCAAAAAAGATTTTGTCAAGAATATTTAATAAGTCTTAATGCAACACAAGCAGCTAAAAAAGCAGGATATAGTGAAAAAACGGCAAGAAGTCAAGGGAATAGATTGTTGACAAATGTTGACATTCAAGAATATATACTAAAGTTGCAAGAAGGTATAGCAAAACGGAATCAAATTGCACAAGACGAGATTATACGAGATTTAATTGAGATTAAAAATAGATGTATGCAGAATGTCCCTGTAATGTATTTTGATAGGGTTGATAAAGAATGGAAACACGAGGGCGCAGAATATGGCGAACCACTTTATAAATTCGATAGTCAAGGCGCAACAAAAGCTCTTGATTTATTAGGTAAAATAACCGGAGCTTATGAAAAAGATAATCAACAAAAAGGCGGGTATATCGTAAATATTAATAGAGAGAGTGTAAAGGTTGAACGAGATTAGCTTTGATTACAAATATCCCGAAATATTTGAGCCGATATTCAGTTTTCAGGGTAGATATATACTTTTAACGGGTGGTCGTGATAGTGGTAAATCTTGGACTGTCGGGCATAAACTATTAGAGGATGGATTGTATAAAAAACACGATGTGATTTGCGCACGTGAACATCAAATAAGTATTGAAAAATCCAGTTATAAACTTTTGACTAATATTATAAAAAAATATGATTTACCATATAGAATTACAAAAGACGAAATAATCTCAGAAGTAACCGGGTCAAGTTTTGTATTTATTGGGTTGTCAGATGTTACTGCTGACAATGTAAAATCTTATGAAGATTACCATACTGTATGGATTGAAGAGGGGCAAAGTATTTCTAAATTATCTTGGGAAAATTTAGATCCGACAATTAGGCGTGATGATGCACAAATTTATATAACAATGAATCCTAAAGTGCCTTATGATAAACATCCTATAACGTCAGAATTAACAACATATTTTAAGCATAAGACATTACATATTCACTCAACAATATACGATAATCCTTTTGCAGATACAGATAGTTTAGAGCGCGCCGAATTAACAAAAATAAATAAACCGGATGATTATAAAAGAATTTGGTTAGGCATTGCAGATGGCAGCAATGATAACAATATTGTTAAAGGATTTACGAAAGAAAATATCAGACCGCTATTTTATCAACCTGAAATGGATTTGCATATCTCTTGTGATTTCAACTATGACCCGATGTGTTGGGTCTTATTTCACAAAACACAAAATAAAATCTATTGTTTTGACGAACTTGTAAAAGAACGCACTTCTACTTTAGAATGTATCAGAGAATTAATTAAACGATATCCAAACCATAAAGGAGATATTATAATAAACGGTGATGCCGCAGGCTCTCAACGTAATTGCGCGTTCTCTAATCCCGACATGACAAACTTTAAAATTATTCAAAGAGAACTTCAAAATTATTATCACAAAAGAGTTGATCTAAAAATTCATAAAGCTAACCCACACGTAATTAAACGTCACGAAGCCTTTAATAATCTAATAAAACGATATGACGGTGAAATTTGCTTTTATATTGATGAACGTTGTAAATGGACAATTTATAATATTGAAAATGCAAAATACAAAGAGGGCACTTCTATAGTTGATGAACCTACTCCAAACGACATTAAAAAAGACCCCGAAAAGAAGTTTTTAATACATCCTTTAGATGCTGTCTCATACCCTGCTGAATATTATTTCCCGATTAGATAAATAGTATAATTAATCTAAAAGGAACAATTATTATGGCATACGCAGTAGAACCTCAAATTTATACAAGTTTTAAAGGTATTAGAGAACAAAACGGAATAAATTCCGGCGGAGTAATCTCCGCAATTACCTGTAATAATGTAGAAATATTTCCAACGGAAATAGGCAGCGACACAGGTATTAAGTCAATGAAAGGAAATACCCTTTTATATACATTGCCAACCGGTTATAAAATTATAGGGATTTTTAAATCAGAACAAGACGGAGTGCCTTATACTTTTATTTATGCCGAAAACGAAACAGAGGGTGATTTATTTTATATAAACGTATCTAATCAGCCTCAGAGCCTCATCTCAGGCTTAACGGTTACCGGAAAATGTAATGCTATTACTATGACATCATCTGCTTATGATGTTTTCGTATTTACAAACGGTCAAGATGTTAGGACTGTTTGCTTTGCGCAAAATCCGCAAATAAGATCAATTAATGCTGTCGATTATCAAAATAGGTCGCTTCATTGGCTTTCAATGGTTGAATGGAACGGTTTTCTAGTCGTCGCAGATGAATACGGGGTCCACGGGTCTCATCAAAATGATATTTATACTTGGAATGATAATCCTGAGGGGGTAGCGAATAGCTGGTATATCGATTTTTCAAAGAAAGTCACGGCTGTTTATGCCTACACAGGTGGTTTATATATATTTACTCAATCAGACGTAACATTTTTGAATACAACCCCAAACGACACGGCAAACTCTAAAACTGAAACGGTCGCAGGGGTCGGCTGCTTTAGTTACACATCAATTATAAAGCACGATACGTATTTATTCTTTTATGATAATAACCAAAAAAACGTTTACTATATCCAAAATATCGATTCAGGTCAAATAAGACCAGCCGGACCCGTTGCAAGGGAAATACAATCACACTTTCGTGATGTGAAAAAATTTAAAATGTTTTCTTGTGTTTACAATAATAAAAATGAAGTTTGGTGCTTAGTTAATGATGAAATATTAATATATGACTATGTACAACAAGAATGGGTACAGCGAACAGAACAAAATATCAATACGATATGTCTGATTTCAAATGTTGTTTATTCCGGCGGTGATAGCGGAATTATATTCGCAGAAGGGTACGGCAGCACTTTTAATGGTGGCTTTTTCCCTGCAGAATATAAAACTACATTTATTAATCTTGGCACAAACACAAATCTGAAAAAACAAAAAACTCCGCTTTTAATAGTTGTAAATGATAATGAAATAAACGATTTCTGGGTAGAATTAACGGTAAACAATAAAACTAAAAACCCCAAAAAAGTCAAAGTGGCTGCAAAAGTCAGCGGTTATTATATTGAGAATGAAGATCCTACAGAAATTATTCCTAACCCGAAAACTCATTACGGTACTGCAATTTATGGCGGTGATAATACCTATTCAAAACGTGTCGTTGAAATATCTACTCCGCAAACTTGGTACACCATGGGGATAAGAATTTATACAGACACGCAAGGTCAAGGATTTTCTATTAATTCTATGGAATTAAAAAATATTAAGATGAAAACTAAAACTAAAGGCAGATAATGATTATTGATAAATGCAGAGATTTCCAACTGTTTAACTCCTTCTTTTTAGAACATCCCATGAACGATGGGATTTTTTCTTTTGAATTTGTAAAAAATAACCCTAATTTATTTTGCGGATATGACGAAAAAACAGGAGAATTAAGGGCATACATAAATATTTATCAATATGACGGAAATATTTTTATTTCCGGAGCCAGTGTAAGGAAAAATATGCCCGATAATATAAACTTTATAATCAAAATATGCAATGCTTTTAATTGTGATATTTATGCAGATACAGATATAAAAACTGCAAAAATCCTATTATTAAAGGCAGGATTTAAAAAATTATCAAGCAACTTATATGTGAGGTATAAAAAATATGGCTAAAGGTTCAAAAAACAAAATACCGGAATATGCGAGTACATCGTTTAATAGCGGATTATGGGGTAGTTCTACAAACGACAAAAACGGTGGAACCTATACAGGTACAGATTGGATGAATAATACTATGGGTACAATCGGCGGTAATCTTAATAATACATTGCAGTCAATGATTAATAATGATTTCACGACTGACCCTAACTTCCAGGCTTATCAAAATAAATTTAATCAGCAATTGACAGATACGTACGATAATTCAGTATTAAATAATATCGCAAACAGAGGTCTGATGCGTTCAAGCGGTTTGCAAGCCGCGAACAATGCTTTTGCAAATACATTAGCAGATAAACAACTTGACCTCTACGATAATTACTACAATAGATTAAATAACAATTTATCGAATATGTTAAATACTTCAAATACTTTATATAATTATATGGCTGGGGTTACAGGAGCTAATCAGAATTTAGCTAATGCCGTAAATAATCATGCGTTGGGTAAAGCTCAAGCTGAGAATAACAGCAATAATGGCTCTTTATGGGCTTCACTTGCTAACACTATAGGCAACACAGCCGGTATGTTGGGCGGTGCCAAAATCCTTGCCAGTGATAAAAACGTAAAAGAAAATATCAAAAGAATTGGTGAAAAAGATGGCTATAACTGGTACTCATACAATTATAAAAAAGGCTTAGGTTTGCCTGAAGGTAAACAACAAGGGGTAATTGCACAAGAAGTAGAAAAGAAAAACCCCGATGCGGTTATAAATATTGACGGTATTAAACATGTAGATTATTCGAAATTAGGAGAAATATAATGAGTTTATGGGATTTCTTAACTAATATAGGTAATAATATTTCAAATAAAGGTAGCCAACTATTTCAAAATATGACAAACAGCAATCAATCGGGTGGCGCTGCCCCATTAATGGCAGGCTTGCAATTAGATATGAATGGCGATATCCAACAAGTCAACACTCCCCCTGAGAATTTTGACGTAGGCAATAAACTAGGGGATAGGATTAAACACGGGGTTAAAAACTTTAATCTTAGTGATGCCCTGCTGGGGAAATCTGCAGCACCTACCGATTATACTCAAAATACAACGGATGAAAATGGTATGTTAAATGCCGGTATTTCAGAAAATCCTCGCCGTGGCGGATTAATTAACGATATAACCGCAGGAGCCAGAGAGAATTTTAATAACAGTTTTAGAGGTGAAAACTGGCTTGATAACCAAACCTCAGACGGCAGACAAAAAGGTTTTGCTTATCGCCTAGGCGAGGGGTTAGGCTCTTTAGGTAGATTTATGGAAAGCCCTGCCGGAAGAAGTTTATTAACAGCCGGATTAGTAGGTGCAACCGGTGGCAGCGGTCTTGAAGCACTTGCTTATGGAGGGCAAGCAGGTTTAATTAATCAAAATGCCAGAAGTGCCGATACTTTATACAGAAATCAATTAAAAAATAATTACGGTATGACTGATGAAGAATTAAATAATATTCGTGGGTATGTCAATAGAAACGATTTTAATACTTTGGCAAGCAATATTTATAAAAATAATGCGTTAAATGTAAGACAAGCTATTGCAGACGCAAAAGACAAGCGAACAGCTCAAAACTTGATATTTAGAGCACATAATAACGGTCAATTGTCTGATTCAGAAGCTCAATTACAATTACAAGCAGTAGATTTTAAATTTAGCGATACGAAAGATGGCAAACCACAACTCAAAACATCAAATTCAACAAAAAATGCTGATATAAATGCGGAACTATTGCCGTATAAAAAATATGCACTTCAAACTGCGCCGCAAATTGCAATGGGTAATCTTGCGGTTGCTCAAGGTAGATTAGGATTAATGGGTGATGAATTTGCTTATAAAGTTGCAAAAGATGAATACGATAGAACTCATCCTAAAGCGGCAACTGATTTAGCAAATAGTCTAAATTCAATTAAAAATCAGCTAGATAGATTTAGTAATACTTTTGACAATGTTGAT